CCAAGCCCAGCAACCTCTATACACTTCAACGCTTTGAAGCTCCAAGACTATGTGGAAGATAAGATTTCAAAGAACGTAAACATTAAAAGAATGAATGTGGATGTATCAAACCTTGATGCAGATTTCATCTTAGACTGTTCTGGAAAACCAAAAGATTATGAAGACTGTAAGTTATCGCCTTACATACCAGTAAACTCTGTATATGTGACGCAGTGCTATTGGGACTTTCCAAGGTTTAACTATACACTGACCATTGCTAGACCATATGGCTGGGTATTCGGTATCCCTCTAAAGAACAGATGCTCTATCGGGTATATGTACAACAAAGACATCAACACTTTGGAAGAGGTACAAGAGGACGTAAAACATATATTTGAACAGTACAATCTAGTGCCTAGTAAAGATACAAATGCGTTCTCATTTAAGAACTACAAAAGGCGTGAAAATTTAAAAGGCAACATAGCTTACAATGGGAACGCTTCATTCTTTTTAGAACCGTTAGAAGCTACATCTTTTGGTAACGTAGACGCTATAAACGTACAGGCGGGTTACCACTGGTTCTCAGGACATCCGAAAGACTTAACAGAGCGGAGATACAATGCAGTAATAGATGCAACTGAAAACATCATTATGCTTCATTACTACGCTGGCTCTGAGTTTGTTTCAGACTTTTGGGAATACGCAGAGGAAAGAGGAAGGCGGTGCGTAGAAAACGCAGACCCAAGCCTTTCATATATGATTAAAAATTCAAAGAAACCCTCAGGACTAGGTTCTTACAAAGATACCTTCAATCATCCAGATGAAATGTCTATTGAACTAGATGGTTTGTACTATTCTTGGTGGGAGGGTTCTTTTGCACAAAACGTAGAAGGACTAGGTTTAAATTGTGGATGACGTAGAAACCCGACTAGCCAAAACAGAGTGGCTAATAGAACGACAAGATCAAAACATTAGAGAGCTATACGACACCACAGAGGACATGAAGAAATGCCTTAGGGGTATCCATGAGGTCTTAATACAAATTAAGTGGTTTGTACTTGGTGGTGCAGCTTTATTCTTTGCAGACCAAATAGGTCTAGGATACATATTTAAAATATTTGGAGTTTAATAAACAATGTTGCAAGCACTAGCTACGGTGCTTCCAAACATTCTGAAGATCGTTGATAAAAGCATACCTGATAAAGCAGGGGCGGCATTAGCCAAGCAAAAGATTGAGCTTGAGCTAGTGACCGCTGCTAACGAAGTCAACAAGATGCAAGCAGAGACCAACAAAGTAGAAGCAGCCCATAGAAGCATATGGGTTGCTGGTTGGCGTCCAGCTATTGGTTGGACATGCAGTATAGGCGTCTTCTGGGCATTTGTGGGTCACCCCTTTGCCTCATGGATCGCAGTAATGTTTGGAGTACCTTTATTTTTATTACCTGAGGTTCCTATGGACGCTCTGTTTGAGCTTGTCATGGCAATGTTGGGTCTCGCGGGTCTCAGGACCTTCGATAAGATGAAAGGCACAGCTAAATGAGCCGTGACTATAAGAAAGAATACAGAGATTACCACGGCACCCCAGAGCAGCGAAGACGCAGATCAAACCGTAACAAAGCTAGACGGTACATGATCAATCAAGGACGCGCCAAGGTGGGCGATGGAAAGCATGTAGATCACAAAAACTACAATGCTGATGACAACAGCCCTGCAAACCTGAGGGTGGTCTCAGCAAAAGATAACCTAAAAAGACAACCGAAAAGGAAATAGGGTTAATGAGTACAAAAAAAGCCCGATACAAAAAGGTTGGAAACAGAAGGGTAGGCTATGGTCAGGCAGGGAACGCCAAGGATGGTGGACCCCGTGTTAGACCAAACACCTCAAAGGGTGATGCGTACTGTGCGCGGTCTATGGGTCAAATGAAAGACTTTCCAAAGGCCGCAAAGGACCCCAACAGTCCCCTAAGGCTCTCTCGTAAACGCTGGCAATGCAGCGGGAGCAAGAGCGGTTAACACATGGCTGTAGCGGAGATTTTAGCAGGGATCGCGCTCGTCAAAAAATCAGCAGAGATCATATCTAAGGGTCTCAATGCAGCGCAGGATATGTCTAGTTTGGCATCTCAGGTGGACGATCTTTTTGAGGGTAAAAAACAACTCAAACATCAAGAGAGACAGGAGAGAGCCGTAGGCAAGTCTCCTACTCAAACCATAATCGATCAGAAATTGGCCGATGAGCATATTGCAGAGATAAAAGCATTAATCATAGCCAGATTTGGGTTCTATGCGTGGACCGATATTATAAAGCTCCAGAAAGAAGCTGCCTTTGAAGAAAAACAGAGGCAAGCTTTAGAACGAAAAACCAAACAACAGAAACGAGAGGATATGCAAGAGGCCGCTGTCGTAGGTGGCAGCTTGGCTGTGGGCATAGCCTTAGTTCTCCTAGTAGGCTTTACGGTCTGGGCCATGCAGTAATAATTAAAGAAAGAGATACAATGAGTACAAAAGCATCCTTCGATCTTTTGGATGCTTTACACAGTGCCGTTGCCCATCAGCTTTTGGATAAAATTCAAACTGGTGAGGCAACAGCCGCTGAAATCAGCGTAGCTGTAAAGTTCTTAAAAGATAACCACATTGAGGCCCTAGCGGTCCCCGATAGTCCCATTAGCAATCTGCTAGAGGCTTTGCCCTTTAGTGACGCAGAAATACAAGGTTCCCAATTCAAACAATGACAACAGAGGTCCCCGCACAACTGCGAGACTTTAGGAACTTCCTGTACCTAGTCTGGAAGCATCTCAACCTACCAGACCCCACCCCGATACAGTATGACATGGCTGACTACCTACAAGGTGGTCCTAGGCGTATGGTCATCCAAGCTTTTCGGGGGGTAGGGAAGTCCTATATCACCTGTGCCTATGTCGTTCACCAGCTTCTCCTAGACCCCGACAAGAAATTCATGGTTGTGTCGGCCTCTAAGAGTAGAGCCGATGACTTCAGTACATTCTCACAACAAATCATAACTCAACTTCCAATATGTCAGCACCTAATAGCAAAGGACACCCAACGATGGTCAAAGATTGCCTTCGACGTTGGCCCAGCGAGAGCATCTGGGTCACCTTCAGTGAAATCCGTAGGTATATCGGGGCAATTAACAGGAAGTCGAGCAGACGTGATTATTGCAGACGATGTGGAAGTACCCAACAACTCCGCAACACAGATGATGAGGGAGAAACTTGGGGAGAGCGTCAAGGAGTTCGATGCGGTCCTCAAGCCAGATGGTCGGGTGATCTACCTTGGCACCCCACAATGCGAGATGAGCTTATATGAAGAGCTAAGAAACCGTGGATATGAACTAAGGATATGGCCTGCCCGTTACCCCTCAGAGGCCCTGAGAGGCAAGTACAGCGACAGGTTGGCTCCCTTGGTAGGGGACGCCCTAGATAATGACCAAAGCCTCCTAGGGACCCCTACAGACTCTCTCAGGTTCGATGATGAAGACCTAACTGAACGGGAGTTGAGCTATGGTCGATCAGGCTTTGCCCTACAGTTCATGTTGGACACCTCATTGTCCGATGGTGACAAGTATCCATTGAAGGTCTCAGACCTAATTGTCATGGGTGTAGATAACGACAAAGCCCCAGAGAAGGTGGTGTGGGGTAAATCAATCCCCATCCAAGACCTACCCAACCTAGCCTTGTCAGGAGACCGCTTCTACGGGCCTGTAGAGACCCTAGGAGAGTGGTTAGAGTACACAGGATCAGTCTTAGCCATTGACCCCTCAGGACGAGGACAGGATGAGACAGCCTACGCTATCGTTAAGATGCAAAACGGTATCCTATATGTTAAGGATGCAGGGGGATTAAAAGGTGGCTATGGACCCGAAACCTTACAGGCTTTGGCCTTTCTCGCTAAACAGTACAAAGTTAACTACACAATCATCGAAAGTAACTTTGGTGACGGTATGTTCACTGAACTACTCAAGCCTGTGTTTAACCGTGTGTACCCCTGCACCATTGAAGAGGTGCGTCATAGTAAACAGAAGGAACTTAGGATCATCGATACCCTAGAGCCTGTGATGAACCAACACAGATTGGTCATCGATCCAAAGGTCCTAGAGAAGGATTGGAAGAGTGTACAACACTACCCACCTGAGAAGGCTAGTCGATACACCCTGATCCACCAGATGACTAGGATCAGCAAGGACCGTGGGGCCTTAGGACACGACGATAGACTAGATGCCCTAGCTATAGCTGTGGCCTACTGGGTCGAACAGATGGCTGCTGATGCTGACAAAGAGATGGATGTTAGAAAGAACGACATATTCATGCAGGAACTAGAGAAGTTCAAAGATACATCATTGTTCCTCAAAGGGCCTCAGGAGCCTAAGAGCCTAACGTGGATGTAATAATGGACATTGTAGGAAGGACCCCAAAGTTACCTACCTATAGTTGGCTAAGAAACCAGTACTAGGTCCCTGTAGGTGGTAATGATGAGATCATTTAACATCAATAAATATTATACTAAGCTACCCTCAAGGCCTATGGGCTTTGGGGGCTATTGGTTCCACAGGTGTTACTATAGGGGATTATTTGGTCACAAAAATCCGAAAGGGTATTTATGTAATGGCTGTTGGAAAATTCCCCCATAGGGGTGTCGGATGGGCGTGTTATGTTATAATGTAACGGGTGGGCGTGAGCGATTCTGCGGTGCAGCATGGATTTAATGAGATATGCGGCAATGCAGCATAGTCGCGCCACCAATTGCGCCACCATGAAACCGCAAGCCTATAAGAACAAGGGGTGCCGGTAGATACTACATCTGCAGGGGGAAGCTTTGGGTTTACACTGTAAACTTTGGGCGGTTGCTATTCATTATAAATAGGCGCGCCTACGTGTAGGGCCTCATGGGTTTACAGTGTAAACTCTGGAACCGTGTCTTTATTTGAATATTCATCTATGCGTTTTTTCTTTGGGAACCGTTAGAACATGAGGCCTATGGTTAGAACATAAAGGTTGCATATGTGTAATATATAGAGTAGTCTGTTTTTAACGGCGGGAGCAATACGTCGTTATCAACCTATAGGTGTATCAGCCACGATCACCGGAAACCAGAGTTTACAGTGTAAACTTTCAAACAAAGATTGGATCAAAATTATGACTACCGAAACAAAAGCAACCGGCACCACATTGACCGTACAACGCGCTGTTAAGGCCTTTATCAAAAACAACACAACAAAGGCCGACGCTATCCTAGTGGCCGTTCAGGATCATTTGAAGATTGAAAGCAATCAAGGCGAAGATCAGTTTAAAACCTTGATTGATGCTATTGGTGCCGCCGGTAAAGAGGCTTCAAAGGCCGCTGGCGCTGAAGACAAGATACCATCAAGCATTAAGCAGATGACCACAACCATACGTCGCGTATTTAATGATGATGGTTACGGTGTGCAGTACATCCTCAATGCAGATTGTATGTACAAAATCCGGCAAGCATACGGCAAGATCACCGACGCTGCAAAGGCCGCAAAAGAGGCCGACAAAACAGATAAGGCCGATGCATCAAAAGAGGAAAGCACAGAATTGAAAGGCTTGAACATATCTGAGGCCTTGAAAAAGCTTCAGACAACCCAAAGCTTGATCAATAAAGAGGGGTCGCGCGTCCTACAAAATGAGTTAACCGCTCAGATTGAGGCCTTAGTGACTACCTTCAATTCACGCCTAGGTAATGAGTTGACCGACGCCAAGCGCAAGCAAGATGCCACAATCGCCGCGATGGAAACCGAAAAGGCCGACGCTAAGATTGAGGCCGCAAAGCAAGGCCCTAGCAAGCCAGCGACACGCAAGCGCCGCAAGAATGGTGCCGCGCCTAGTACTGGGTTGCTTTCTGGTATGTTCAACGCCAAGCCAGCGACAACCGCAACCGCGACGGTCAACTAATCAATGGCCGCTTTCATAACTCTAGGGCTTGCGCTTTGCGCTTTCCCTTTCATGGCATTGATTGCCGAGACAAAAACAATCAAGCGATTGGTCAAGAAAATCAACGGTAGCTTTAATTAGCTACTGTTTTTTTTTGTCTCTCT